TGAGAGGGATCGAACCTCCGACCTATGCTTCCCAAAAGCACCGCGCTACCGCTGCGCTACACCCCGAAACAGGTTCCTATCGCCGCTACTCCTGAACCTGCAAGGGGAGCACCGCAGTCGTTATGGGAACGACAATTGAAGTATAACTCTATTTGTAGTGCTTGTCAAATGGTTCCCAGTGTTCCCATCCATACTTATGAACTGCCCACATACCCAGAATAGGAACAAAGACTAACATGGATGCGAGGAATCCAAGTCCATATGGGTTATTAAGTACAGTTCCACAAAACCTAGCAAATTCTAACATCATGATATGTGCCCATTCCAGTAAAGCCATCTCCAAGTTTTCTTTGGAGGAAAATACGTTTCCCACATCGGAACATCAGAGTTGCATGCTTCCAGTGCTTCTACAGTCATCCAAGGTTTGTACATTGCCCAAACTGCTTCTCGTTCAACACGAATGACTTCGGGATCATTATAACCATAACGTAAAAAAGTTTCTTGAATGATATCTTCTGGAATCACTTCATGACTAAGGATGCTTAACAAATCCGAATTATGCATACCACCTGCCATACAATCTTGAGCAGCATGCCATGCTTCATGACGTAAAATTGATAGAAACTTTTCTGGTTTTTGAGTATATCGTTTGTTTATAAAAATAGTATTCTTATCCGAATAATATAAAGCACGATATTCATCTACAAAGTACTGTGGGATAGCATTGTATACTTCTACTCCCATCTCATCAAGATTTTTAATGATGGTCTTTGCTTCCCCCTCATAATCATCAGAAGAAAGTCTATCAACACCTTCAGTACACTCACGTAGTTTCATGCACTGCATTGCTTCATATGTGTGAAAAATTCCATGTGCAGATGCAGAGGGAATCAATAATACAAGTAACAATAATAATTTTTTCATTTAACTGGCCATGTTTTTTCCATCGCACTTACAAGAAGCACCATAAAGAGAAGTACAAATAATCCACTCATCATTCTGGATAATCCCATTTGGTAATTTTTTCCACTTGATCTACTGGTCCCCATTGACCAGGAGAATAGACATAAGGAGTAGTACGTATGGGACAATGATCCCCAGTGCAAAGTAAATCATCAACAATCCTCCAGGATTCCATTACTTCGTCAGCATGTACAAAGTGTGACTGATCTCTATTGATAGTATCATAAAGAAGTTTTTCATAACCGTCAATAGCTCTTTCTTGTGGATATGCATGAGTTAAAGTTGCCGTTTCCACAACATCATTTAATCCAGGTGCTTTCATATCAATACGGATATCAAGATGTGGATTTGGTTGAAATCTCATTACAATACGGTCATTAAATTCATGACCATCAAATAAGTTTTGAGGGGGTGCTTTAAGTTTAACAACAACCTCAACACAACCATAAGGCATATTTTTTCCCGTCATGACGCGAAAAGGAACTCCCTCCCAACGCCAGTTGTCACAGTATAGAGTACCAGACATAAAGGTAGGAGTAGCACTGTTAGGATCAACGCCCTCTTCACTGAGATAAGAATCATATTGTCCAAGAATAGTATCTTTTCCTAAACGAGTAGCAGCAAGAACTTTTGTCTTCTCCCGCCTAATTTCTGTAGCATTCATTCTACAAGGAGGTTCCATAGCAACAAGTGCTAGGACCTGAAGAATATGATTTTGTAACATGTCACGAACTGCGCCAGCAGTATCGTAATACTGCGAACGACCTTCACAACCTAAAGTTTCTGTGGCAAAGATTTGAACTTCCTCTACGTAAGTCCTGTTCCATAGTGGTTCCAATAAAATATTGCTAAAGCGGGTGGCAAGGATGTTATTAACAGTATCTTTGCCGAGATAATGATCAATGCGATAGACTTGCTTTTCGCGTAAATATCGGTTAACCACTGACTGTAGATTATCAGCAGATTGATAATCGTACCCAAAGGGTTTTTCAATAACAACACGGGATCTTTCTGGGTCATCTAAAAAACCTCCCTTCTTTAAATTAGTGACCGCATCAGCATAAGTGCTGGGTGGAACTGATAAAAAATAAGTTGTATCGGCACTATCATCATGAAGTTTCATCAAACTTTCTTCACATGCCAAATCACAAGAAACAAAATCTAACCAGTCAGTAAATTCTTCTGGATAATTACCAAGATCATTTAACCAAATATCTCTTGGAAGTTCTCTACGAGAAGCACCAACAATTAGAAGTCCATGTGGGAGAAGACGTTTACACCACAATTGATATAGTGCTGGTATAAGTTTTCTTTTACATAAATCTCCAGTTGCGCCAAAAATAACTATACGCTTACTAATAGGCAGTTCAATGGGCTGTTCCGTTTCCGTCATAATTATTCGACTCGTAGTATACATTTTCACCCTTATGTCTTGCAAAAAAGATTGTGGTGAATACAAAAGGTATTGCTACCCAAAAAAGAAAGTTACTTAAAGTCATGGATTTCTTGGATCAATCCCTAAATCTTTTAAATATTCAATCCACCATTCGGTGTCCTTTATATATCTCCAATTAGGAACCTTCTCACCCCGATCTATCACGTAATGCTCATATAAGGCATTATCTATAATCTGTTCGATCTCCATATTCTTCATCCTCTTCATCAAGGTCTGCATATGGGTTTGCCACATAGGGTCCATGGGGTTTTCTGGATTCGAATTTGACATATCTTTGTTCATCTGTAACGGCAAAGATCCAAACACTTATCTTCATTACAATCCAAATGATTGCTATCGGTGATAGGCAAGCAATAAGGATTAATGGTTTCATAGCGGTAATACTCGGAATACTTCCTCCTTAACCTTATCTATAACTTCATGAAGAATGTTTACATCAATTCCCATAAATGGGGGAATCATTCCAATGACTCGAAAAAATCCGTCCACAAAAAGTGCTAGGAAAATAATACCCAAAAACATACTAATGATTGAAGCATTGCGATTATGTTGTCGAATTGCGGCGTCTATCATTTCCTGACATTGCTCTTCGGTCACATAATGTGAAGGTTTTATTTCATCCATCCTGTGAGACATTTGGCAAATTCTTCATCGGGTCGGGTTGCCCCCCTACTATAGCACAAGCTCGCTTATAAAAGTAGTTGTCTGTTGTTCCGTTTTCCTCAAATACTTCTTTGATCTTTACCCAGTTAGCTAATTCTTCGGGATGCATGGTAGAAAGAAAGTGTCTACATTACTATTTAATGTAGCAACTCTTTACATGAGGTGCAAATGTGTGTGAATATCATAACAGAGATTAATTAAATATTAAATTTTTAACTTGGATATCTGATAATAACAACACCAGAACCACCAGCCCCACCAGCAGCGACAGGAGCCAGCGTGCCAGTTCTTCCACCTCCACCACCACCAGTATTTGCTGTACCAGATTCTGCTGGTCTTGGACTTGGCCCCGAGTTAACAGATCCTTGTCCGCCACCACCTGCACCACCTTGACCAGCATCAACACGACCTTCAGTACCGTGTCCTTCACTACTACCGCCGCCACCACCAGCATATTGAACGGTGGTGCCTGTAATATTAGAATGTCTTCCAGCGCCACCTTGACCAGCATATTCAGAATTTGGGCCACCTCCTCCACCTGCACCACCATTATCACCGGCACCACCACCACCGCCAGCACCTCTCCAAGAACCAGGTGGTGTTGATCCTCCGTTATTTCCTTGTGGTGGACTTACTGGTGGTGTATTTCCAGCACCTCCTGTGTTTCCACCATCTCGTCTACCACCACCACCAGAACCACCAGTTTGACCACCTCCACTAGGTCCACCGCCTCCACCACCACCTTGTGATACTAATGTAGAGAAAGATGATGATGAACCATTATTTCCTTGGGCAACAGAAAATCCTCCACCAGAACCAACAGTGACTGCATAAGTTCCAACTGTTGGTGATACTGGTAAACTATTATCTTCTCTCATACCACCAGCACCACCACCGCCTTCTCCACCGCCGCCGCCGCCAGCGACTACAAGACACTCAACGGTTGTTAGTGATGTATTTGTAATTCTAAATGTTCCGCTACCTGTAAATGTGTGGACTATATGTCCTGCTGGTGTTCTGCTGATTGAACCACCAGTTGCTTTAATACCTTCCGATTGATCTCCAACTGCATACCAACCAGTATTAGTATAGAGTTCAAGAAGATTTGTATCTGAATTATAAACTAAAGTTCCGATTGCAGTGTTAATACCAGCGTTACGTTCTGCTGATGTTACTGTACCAATACCAATAGAATTTGGTTTTATAAATGAATCACCAACTTGAACACTAGTAGTTGCCGTTACTTGACCAGTAAACGTAGCAGTACCAATAGAAACGTTACTATTATTACTTATTATTTCATCTACGCGAAGTTTACTAGCCATATTACCAGTTTTTTAGATATTTAGCCAGAGACTTCCTGTAGAACAATAGTGGACGTAGCACTGTTCGTTTGAACTTTGACAACATCACCATTACTAGTACTCAAAAATTGTAATTTATACGTAGTAGCACTATTGGTTGCTGGGGTATCTAAAATATGACAACTAATAGAACCACCAGTACTGAAATTAGAGTTATTTGTATAACCAGTTCCATCATCAATTTTAGCAATTTCTGTTGATCCTCTCATTACCCTAACTTTAAAATAAGTGGCGTTTTGTTTTAAAGAAGTGGCTATATTTGCCATTATTAAAACTTTATTTGATGAGGAGGTTGGTGTAATTGTAGCTGTTAATCCAGTATCTTTATAAGTACTGCTACTTGAAGTCACTTCACTATTTGTTGATCCATAAACTGTTTGAACAACACCACCACTTGCACCAGCAGGCAGTCCGTCTCTTGGATAGATCTTATTTGTTCTTAATTCTGACATTATGCTGAAATCTCCATTACAGTAATATTCGAGTTTATTGAACTTCCCGATTGAGGAAGCCTTCCTGAACCATCAGCATACACATATTGAGGATGTGCAATAAAATAATACTCTGACTGTGTAACTCTACCTTGAACTTTGTATGTTCTAGAATTTGTGTTATTTGAATCAACAAATGCTTCCATTACTACAGGAATTTGAATTCTTCCAGCACTACTAGCAGTTCCCCATCTATTAGCAACACCAGTTTCATTTATATAAGTACTATCTTCTCTAAGAGCAAACATAGCAAAGCACTCATCCCAACTATTGGAAACTCTAATAAGAACATTAAATGTTGCTCTCACTAATATTTTACTGTCTGAACGGATTGGGGTAAAATCTATAGAAAGACCAGAATCTTGGTATGATGTACTATTAACGGAAGCTTGTGTCGTACTAAAATCTACATGTTTTACTTGAACAATACCACCCCCACCGCCAGTAGGAACGCCATTTACCGGAATTATTCTATCTACTCTAAGTTCGGATGCCATATCAAGAAGGTTCCGTGGGCCAAGTTACAGAAGTCAGATCTAACTCATGTCTAGAATCAAGAGTTGGAGTTGCAGAAGCAGGAAGATCTCTCAGTGCTTGACGATAGGTCTTAAAAGCAGTAGAAAGATTAGTTCCAGTCTCTTTTGCCATAACAACTTTCCAATCAGACTTTGCAATTCTACGATTTCTCTCCTCACGTAGAAGTTTCATTGCTTCTGCACCATCAAGTTCAGCAATCTTTGCGTTTAATACATCTTCAGTTGGTTTATCGTGACCGTTTCCTTTAATCCACTCCAAACCAGAATAGTCAAGACCACGAAGCACCCATTCTGCTCCTGGTGTAAGTACTTGTAATGCTGTTGGGATATCGTATTTCATAGTAATATATTGTATGTGTTTATTTATGATGGTTCTGTTGGCCAGATAACATTGCTAATGATTGGAAATGGACCAGTAGCAACTGGTTCTGCTGTTGAAGTTAAATCGCGCAGTTGTTGGCGATATGTTGCCCACGCTGCCTTTGCAGAATCTGAGAGGGGACTATCAGAACCTTGAGTCCAATCACATGCTGATAGTAATCTGCTACGATGATGTCTCAATCTACGCATTCCTTCATTATCATATAATTCTTTTGCCTTACTAAGAACTTTATATTTTGATGGTATTGATGTTACTATACCAACATTCCATTCAATATTCTCATAAGAATTTTCACCACGAATTACAAGAGCACCAGGTAAATTTCCAGTAAGAGAGTATGCTGCTTCCGCAATAAAATCAGTAGTTTTTATATTCATATTCATAATTATGCTCCTGCGTATAAGTTTCCGTTATGATAAAAGTTAAATGTGTTATCAGTGCTGCTATTATGACTGTATGCATTATATAAGGAAAGAGATTGAGTTCCATTTGGATCCCATTGAACTATGTAATCAGTCGTAGTTACATTATAATACCAATCATAATGATATTGGACAAAATAAGTTCCGTCTTGGGCCCAATCCTTGTCTGTTTGATGAAAATATCCTGTCAAGTATCCATGATTAGTACTTCCATTATGTTGATACCAAAGACTAACTACAATTGCATAGCATCCTGCACTATTAGCACCAGTGATATTACCAATTAATTTAGTTTGTACATCATCAGCATTACCCCAAGTTATTCCAGTAAGAAGAGATGTCCCTACTTTTGCATCAAATCTTGCAAGATTTGAAGTTCCACTATGAGACTTAATATTATTTGTATTTAATTGATTAGTAATTAGAGTTCCAGTGTGATTTAAATTTGATACATTAAGAGTTGCCATAATACCTCCTTATACGATTACCCAAGTTCCATCAAGAGTCATAGTTGAACCAAGAGTGACTGGTCCAGCGTTGAGTGCATTAATACTGGTTGTAATATAATATCCATTAGAATTATTCAATTGACTACTAAAGAATAATGATCCATCGCCAATATACATACCAACAAAAGAATTACCAGCACCGACTAGATCAGTACCAGTAACACTAGCAGTCTGTATTCCAACATTATTATTAAATACAACTTCACCATTACTACTTGCAAACTTAGTAGCAGTTACAACCCCAAGAGTTACGTTATTATCATTATCGGATCCAACAAGTTTAACACCACTAGTCGGAAGTTCTAGAGTATTATTTCCCGCAGCACTACCTGCAGAAATCTCTACATATCCACTACTTTCTCCTGTCAGTTTTACCTTAGACATATTGGTATTTTTTAGTTATTTATCAGGATCCTTCAAGGGCAGCAACTTTAGTCTCAAGAGTTTCAACTTTATCAATCAATCCTTTAATTGCAGCAGCAAGCACAGGTGTCATCTGACCATAATCTATCATTTGCCCATCAATGCTTCCATCTTCATTAACTGCATCTTTCTCACCAGTAACAGCACCTAATACACCAGCTTCTTGAACTTCATGTGCAATGAAACCATCAACTGTATTGATCTGCCCTGT